TTGTGATAAATAACTATTAAAATCTTCACCTGCTTCAAATATTTGTTCATTAATTGTAGTTGAAGAATAATTACTATTATAATATTCAACTTGATTTGTGTCACTATTATAAAACCATTCTCCATTACTATCAACTGCACCTGATGTTGATTGTGCTGCTGCTAGTTCTTCACCATTTACAAACAAAGTATCTACATAGCCACTATCTCTAAACAAGTGTAAATTGCCTGATGTTAATGTTGGAAATAACTGCACCTTACTATCAAAATCAGATATTCTATTTACATATCTTGTTAAATCTGAAATAGTTGCATATTTAAAATTTGTAGCCATCTAATAACCTCTTTTTCTTGGTTTAGCAGGTTTTGGTTTTATAGTCCTACTTTTTTTAGGTCTGCCAACTTTACTACCATATGTACCTTTACCTTTGGGCATTTATTCTCCTAACCTACTGAAATTACTTGTAGTTTTGCATCTTTTTGATTATTAACACTTCTTGCTCTAATCTCTTGGATTGTATTATATCCATCATTAGTATAAGCACTTCCACCTGAATGTGCAGAATGTGATTCAGCATGAACCTTAAACTCTGCATTAGGTAATGATGGAATATGCCATTCACAATGACCTTTTTCATAATCTATATAACCAACTTTTCTACCCATATATAATAAATTACCATTACCATCATCAAATAAAAATGCACTATCATTTGTCATTGTTTTACCTGTTGTAGAATCAACTATTGTTTCAGGTGCTAAATATGCAGTAGGTCCATACATAATATTGTCAGTAGTTCCACCACCTACTTCTTTTCCTAATACATCAGGCACACTACTTGCTAATGGTGGAAATGCACCAACACCAAATGGTGTAGTACCACTAACATTAGCAATACCTACTATTGTATCAGAATGATTAGAATGTGATGTTATTCTTACATCTCCATTAACAAGCCCTATACTTACTTTTTTACCATTCAATCCTGAATTTGTAGTATAAAATTGTTCATCTAAAACTGCCTGTATTTTAGACAATACTGAATTGGCACTACCTGCAAAACTAGTATCTGCAGCATCTGTTGTAAATGCTATTGCAACTTCTGCACTTGGAGAATTTGATAAACTATCAATACCACCTGCATTAAACTCATCTACAACTATATGAAATGTATATGTAGTTGATTTTGCTAAACCTGT